TGATTTTGTCGAACTTTATGACACTTTCGAATTTGTCATGCAGGTCTGACTTATGAGAGATGACGAAGATATTAGCGTCTTTAATGACGTAACGGATAATCTTTAGGAACTCATCGGTGCCGAATCCATCAAGGGAGGAATCAAATACCTCATCCATGATCAGCAGGTTTGTATTGGCGGAGTTTTTGACTCTCGCTACTTCTCTCCAAGTGAAAAGTAGGGATAGGTCGATTCTCATTTTTTCACCCTCGCTAAAAGAAGAATATGAAAAATCTTCGTGAATGGGTGACTTTACTGATTCGTTAAACTCTTCATCAAGTTGGAAGTTAATATAAAACTCCATCATCTGAAGGTAACGATTGACCTGCTGATTTATGAACGGAAGATACTTCTTAATGATCTTCGTCTTTACACCATCGTCCTTAAGTAAGGAATAGGCAAAATCGTGATATACGATTTCTTGTTTTTTTGTCTGAAAGGTCTTCTATTGTCTTTTGGAGATTTTCTCTAAACTCTTCTAGCTTCTCATGTTCAGAATTTCTGTTTGCAAGGTTCTCGGTAATAGTTTGAATTTCATGCTCAAGATCTCTGATTTGTCTCTGGTTGAGGCTAATCCGAGTATTGTTTTGAGAAATGCCATGCGTTAAACTTGTAATCTCCTGGGAAAGGTCGGTGAATTGACGCTCTCTTTCCTGTTCGAACTTGATAGTGTTTTCGAGTTCTTCGTAACCTTCCTTTAGTTCCTTTGCCTTATTTTGAGCGTCGCTAATTCTATTTAACCGGAACTCTTCTTCAATTGACTGAGTACAAGTAGGGCATACCGTATTCTCACTAAAGAACTTGTGTTCTTTGGTAATAGTAGTTACTTTCTGAGAGATCTTACCTTTGAGATTGTTTAGTTTTACCAACTTATCGCTAGAACCCTGAAGCGTTTCAAGATTTACTTGAAGTGTTTGAATATTACCTTCTAGTTCTTTATTCAGTTCCATATGATTACCAACTTCCTTATCCAAATTGGCAATCTTTTCTTTGTTGGAATTGATATTGGCATTACCACGATTCTCCAACTCTTCGATGAAGTCTTGCTGCATCTTCATCTTATCTTTTAGAGTATCTTTTTTCAAACTTAAAGACTTTATTTGATCTTTTTTTGTTCTAATATTTTCTTTGATCAAACTATTCATCGCAGAAAAAATACGAATGTCTAGAAGATCTTCAATAACTTCTCTTCTGTTTGCAGTAGTCAACTGCATGAAAGGAACAAAGGTGCTACTACCCAAAATGACAATCTGAGTGAAAGACTTATAGTTTACCTTGAGAATATTTTCTTCTAAAATGCGTTGGTTAGCGCGATCATCTGCCTCCCTATGAAGAGGATTGCCATTTACTTCAATATCAAAAACGTTTGGTTTAATTCCACGACGAACTAAGTAATCTCTACTATTGACAGAAAATTCAATTTCAACAATACAATCTCTCTCATTGACTGTATTTGCCAATTGTGGTTTATTAATCTTACGAAATGGTTTATTGAAAAGAACAAACGTGAGTGCATCCAGCATTGTGGATTTGCCTGCCCCATTTGTTCCAATAATCAAATTTGTATGATGTTGCTGAAAATTAATTTCAGTAAAGTTGTTTCCAGTTGACAGGAAATTTTTATATCTAATTTTCTTGAAAATTATCATTCTTAGGAGGAATTACGATGTCGTTAGGGGTTATCACTGCATATTTGTAATTATAATGCTTACACGTCTTTATGGCAAGCTCATCGTCAACTTCTACAATATCCATCGTAGTCTCTTCCTGATCTTCAAGCATCATCGCATAACGCTCTGCATCATCCTCCTCCTCAAAAAGAAACAAGACTTTGTGCCCATACTGATCTTGAACTGCATAAGCACCGTCTTCTTTTTTATCTCTAAGAGTTAAAAGATACATTTACTCTACTTCGCAAGCCTGTTTATACAAATCTTGGAAGATACTCTTGATCATATTTTTATCAAGTTCAAATTCAGATTCATCAATATATCGATTCAAAATAGATAGCGTATTTTCATCTTCATCAATCTCAAAATCTTCAGACTCTTGTATTTCAAAATTTTCAATAATTTTTAAGTCTTGAACTCCAACGGAATATAATTTATCAATAAATTTTTCAAAATCTTTAGGTTTAGTTTTTTTACGAACTATTACCTTTACAATCTTATTCTTATATTCTGTAGTATTAAAAAGTTTGTGATTAGTATCTTCGTAATAGATGTTATAAAATAATTTATAAGGATTGTCAATTTGAGTATGTTCTAATGTATCAGTATCAAATATCGTAAACCCCCTAGGATCATTCACATCATTCCAAAACATCTCATAAGGATTTCCTAAGTAGAAGATTCTTCCATCGTTTGATCGTGTATGGTAGTGACCAGAGAAGACCTTTGCGAATTTCTCAAAGATGTTGCACTCCATACCGTCTTCCATGATATGGCCTCGATGCGCTCTAAATCCGTTGAGCTCAAGGTGCCCCATCGCACATACGCTAGTTGAATTTTGAATAGATTGAAGACTGCTTTCAAGGTTTTCTGCATTAATCCAAGGAATAAACAATACATTTAAATTATGTATGGTAACTTCTGTTACTTCACTGTAAGTTTTAATATTGTTATATGTCTGTAAAAGAAGTTCTGGTGAGTTTACATTATTAGTATTTTTATAGTAACAATCATGATTTCCCACGATCATATGAACATCATAGTTCTTCAGTCTATTAAATACTACTCTTTTTGACCATTCCAAACTTTGATAGTCAATTGACTTTCGACTATCAAAAGCATCACCCATATGAATGACGGTAGAAATTCCTTCTTTTTCTAGGGTAGGAAAAAATACATCATTATAAAATTGTTCAAAATAATCGTGCAAATATTTTGATCCTTTTCGAGCACCATAATGAGTGTCAGTAATAATTGCTACTTTCATTCTGCGTGACGTGCTTTCAAATCTGGATTTGGAATAGATGGTGTGAACGGATCTCTACTTTTGTTTTTGATTACAATAAAAGCATCTTTATTATATTTGCGAGTTCCAATCGGAGATTGCCATTTCTTATTATACTCTTCACCAACATCAATACCAGAGACTTGAGTTCCTCCAATTTCAACGGCAATATCATCATCAGCAGTCCATTCAAGTTTTTGGAGAGCAATAGAAAGTTGTCCTAACCAATCAGCACTTCGCATTACATTCTCCTCAGGTTCAAGATTTCCGATCATCGATTTCGATATTGAATATTGTCTTTAATAGTATTATAGTCTGAACTATGCCCAGAAAGCAAGCTATCATCAACCATCATGACCTCATCAAAACCAGTCTTCTCGATGATTTTAGTCTTGATATCTAATTGCTTCTTTTCCTTCTGAATGCGCCTCAGGAAGGCGTAATGAATAATCTGGGTAAAGTAAGCAAATGGGTTCTTAGACTTCTCTGGATCGAAGTTATGAATGTATTGAACACAATTTTCAATCCCATCAGAGATCATATCTTCTCTGAACATATAATTCACAAAGTTAGGCTTATATGAAAGGTGTGTTGCAATTTTAAGAAAACATTCACCAAGATAATTAGGAATTGGAGGTTTTCCTTCCCACTGCTTTGCTCTTTCTTGTTTTGGTTGCTCAGTGAGGTCTTTATTGAAAGTCTTTTTGTATGATTTTTCTACCCTTATACGATAGTTAATCATTGCCTCCAACAATTCTTTGTTATTTACATAATGTTCTGTTTTCTTTTTTTTGGCATAACATCGGACTCTTTTAATATAAGTTGTTTTTATTATACCATACAAACAAGGGGCTTGACAATACTGCAGAATATAAGTAGACTACCTTTGTTAGGGTTGAAGAATGAGCTTTAGCTTTCTTTAGA